GAGAGGCTATTGAGAGGCTATTGAGAGGCTATTGAGAGGCTATTGAGAGGCTATTGAGAGGCTATTGAGAGGCTATTGAGAGGCTATTGAGAGGCTATTGATAGATTTTATAAAAACAATATGAAAAGGTTTTAAGAGAAATTAAGATATTAATATTATCATTATGATGTTCTAAAAAGACACTGGATTTTTCTAAAAATTGAAAAATAAAATTTGAGTACATCTTTTTGTTTTTTCAAAAATTTCAAAAGTTTTTTGGAAATTACAAAATAAATCAAGAGATGTACTCAAATTTAAAAATGAAAAATTTTTAAAAATCCAGTGTCTCAAGAATTGCTCTGTTATTCTATATTAATCTAAGTATTTTATAATAAATATTGAGAGGCTATTGAGAGGCTATTGAGAGGCTATTGCATTTTTTATTATATCTAATAGTTTGTAAATATCATATTATAAAAATCTTTGTATATATCATATTTATCTATTATTTCAAAATTGTATTTAGCAATAGCAGGGTGAAATTTAAATGGAATCATTTTGCTTATTATTTTATTAGATGTGTATAAAGACCGAATTTTATTTAATAAATTATCAATATCCTGCATTTTACTGTTAATATATATCCTAATTAGTTTCAATTCCTCATTATTTGATTTATATATTATGAGACCTTTAACAATTGAATATAATATTTTAATTTCCCAATAAATAACATCATTTATTTTTACAGTTGATATAATCAATTTTACATCATATCTCATATTAATATTTGTCAAGGTTTCATACTCATCATATCTAAAATCTCTTTTACCTAATGTTATTAATATAGTATTCAAATTTTCTTCTGTAAATTCTTTTTGCGAATAAGGGTTCTTAAAATAAATGTTGTTATCATAATTATATTTCCATAATTTATATAAAGCCTTTGAATCAAAAGCGTGACAAAAATTTTTATTATTATTTACGTAAGATATTTTAATAACTTTTCTTAATTTTGATAAAGGCATATCTTCCCAATTGGTTTGTGTAATAAAATCCTCGTCATTTATTTCATTGATATAACCCTTGTTATTTTTCAAATATTCTAAGAATATCTCCTTCTCCTTATTTCTTTTAACTTTTACATATGTATTTGAATCTAACGATGAACTATTTTTAATATCTGAATTATTAATTTCTATGTCTTTAAGCGGGTTAGTTATCAATATATAATTATGGTTATTTACCAATATATTAATTAGCTCTATTTTTCCAATAATATTTCCATTTAAAATATTTAAATATAGACTATTTATTATATTTGCTATAAATTGTATAGCATAATAAGTAATAATATTTTCCTTTAATTTATTTTTCAAAGTATTCTTTGTAACATTTCCGCCTGTATTATGAATAATAGCTTTCATAAATTCATAACTTATAATATTATTATATAATGAGATACATTTATCGCAAAATAATATGTTTTTTAATTTTATTAATTGTTGTCTGTCTATACTTAAGGGATCATATGTGTGTAATAGATATTTCAATTCATTATAAAAAGCTACACTATTGTCATTTTTAACTTCATTCATTATTGTAAAAATATCATAGTTGTCGAGATGTGTTCTTATTTTATCCAAATATTTATAATATTCCTTATATTCGTAATCTCTGCCATTTTCTATATTTATTCTTAATAATTCCATATTTTTATCATAATCGCTCGTATATTTTTTAAATAACAAGGATTTAATAAAAGTATCATTGTAATCTTTTTTTCTAAATGGTATACTCAATATATTTTTAATATCATTTATTTTTACAGGCAATTTTTTTAATACCATCTTTGTTTTCTTTACAGTTGCAAGCAAAGTGTTAATATTATTAGTTTCATTCTTTGTTTTACTAATTGATTTTGATTTTATACTATATTTATTTGCCTTAGTTATCTCAATTTTTGTACTATTACGCGGTGGCAATGGCTTAATATTTTTTCTTATTTGATTTTTCCTATATAATGATTTAGAATTTATCATATATCTATATTATATAAGCATTTTTATTGAAAATATACATTATATCGCAATTAAAATATAAAAATAAAATATAAAAATAAAATATAAAAATAAAATATAAAAATAAAATATAAAAATAAAATATAAAAATATATATGTATGTTGTGTGGAGACGCATTACAGCAAGCTGTTTTTACAGATTGTAATATAGAATATCGCAATCATGCAGCTTTTTAATCGCATCGTAGAGATTAATAACATCGTATTTGGAATTGTGAGCATTTTCAATTTCCTTGTTAAAGCAAAACCTGTACAGCTCTTTGAGAGAAGGATATTTATATTTTCCAAATTTGTTGATAATCTTGATAATGTTCTTCGTATGTCTCATAGTGCACAGCAATTTCTTTTTGTCAATCTCTTCGATAATATGAAAGAGATTTCTACGATACAACTCTGATTTAATAACCGATATATCAAACTCTATGTTATGCGCGATAATATGGTCAGTTTTTTTGAGACTTTCGTAAAAAGCGAGAAAGGCTTCATTAAAATCTACACCGTCGCGGTCAGATATGTCGTTGGTAATAGAATGAAACTCATAATTGTTGATATCAAACCCCTCGCGTTTAATGATGTAATCCTGCAAATCAAGGTTGTTATACTGTTTATCGGTGACAATGAAGGATAACTGTACAATCCTCGCAGTATTATACTTTGTCGAATCATAGAAGTCAGGATATTTCCCCCATCTCATATCTTTCATATTGGGCAAGCCGTTAGTTTCCGTGTCGATGAAAAGCGCCATTTGTTTTGTCTTTTTGTAAGTAATATTATAATATTTATTGCAGTCAATTTTTATATATTAGTTAATATTTTAGAATAAAAGTATTCTACCAAGGATTCCCATCTATAATTCTTTAAAATATTCTCGCGCCCGTTCTTACCGTGTTTAGCAGCCAGTTCAGGATTATTTAAATATTTCCAGAATCCTAATGCGAACTCGTGCGGGTCTGTAATTTCAGCCTTACCTCCTATACCATTAGATTTATTATCAAGATATTGATATATAGTTGATTTAATAGGAATTGAATTATTTTCGCTAAGATATTCGCGTATTCCTCCTACATAAGAGGACACTTGAGGAATTCCTAAGCCTAGACATTCAAAAACTGTAAGTTCATATCCGCCGCCATTACAATTATTACATCCGACATCGCACGAATTATATAATATATTGATTTCTTTGTCTGATAATTGCTGAGGCATTGGAACTTCAATTATAGTATTTTTAACATAATCTAAGGGAACATCCCTAAATTTAACTTCGTTCTCTAATACATCCCAGAGATTCCAGAAGGCATTAATTTGCGTTCCTATAATTAATTTAATAGGTCTCGTGTTATTCTTATTTTTCTTGATAGTCTCGCGAACATTTACATTATAATGCATTTCAACAAACTCTACCCAAGCAATCATAGTGTGATCCCAGCATTTGCGCGGTTGATTCCTATTTAAATTGAGAACCATAAAATCGTCTATGTTATATTTAAAATATGTTCTTGCTATATCTTTTGGAATTGGATAATACATCGTGGTGTCAAAGCCGTGTGGAAAAACATATATAGGAATACTCTCTTTAATACCAAGCTTTCTCGCAATATCACGCCAATATGGAGTAAATGCGATGATACCATCATAATATGTGTTTAATAGTTCAATATATTCTTTCTTTTGGTAAGGATATACTTGATCCATATATGAAATCAGCTTATAATTCTTCTTTTCATCGCCACATTCTTTTATAATAGTTGTTGTAAGTGCCGTAGTAATCATATTGTCATTGAAAATAATAATAACATCTTGCGGATTTTTTTTAATGAAATCGCCAATCTCTAACTCGCCGAATCCATTTCTCTTGGGATTTTCGGCAGCTAATACATCATATAATTTAACAGAAGAAGGGATGTCATTCCGTAAATCTTTATCATTTGTATTATTTACATTTTGAAATCCATAGACGGTCAATTCAATATCATTGTATTTCCCCAAATATTTTGAAATATAATATACCACTTTTGAATATCCATTGCTTGTCCCAATAGGATATGTTCCGCATAACATAACCCTCTTTTTACCGTTGCTGGATTTTTTCCACCATCCATTATATTCAGGTTCCGTTTTGGTTTCGGCTGTTGTCGCAACCATATTATCATTTTGTTTATTTTTAATAGTATCCTCTCCTATAACAGTTGTTGATTTTACAAGGTCGTATATATTTAGTGGCATTTAATTATTATTTAATAAATAAATCTTATATAATAGGATTTTTAGATATTATTAGATATATATTGTAAAAATAATAAATTATAGAATTATTCATATTTTATTTTGAGATTCCCATAGGAGTTGGCATATCAGGTATATTATAAGCGTATCCTTGATTTGGCATTGGCATATTTGGCATTGGCATATTTGGCATTGGCATATTTGGCTGAATATTTTGCATATTTTGCATATTTTGCATATTATGTAAGTGTTGGAAATGATGTTGCATATATATGTTGTATTTTATGTAAGGTTCAAGAACATTTGAAGTTTTCGTGCTTCCTATTTGAATAGCAAGTTCGGTTATATAATCGCATATTAATATAATAAAGGCACCGATAAAAACAAATATAAAAATATTTATAATCATATTGAATATATTTTCGGTTTTTTTGTTTTCTTTGATACTTTCAAGCAATTTATTTTCATTATCGCTATTTATTTGAACTGCTGCCGCAGCCTGTTTTTTATCATTTTCAGCATCCTTAGTATTCTTATTCTCAACGACAGCTTTTCCAAATCCTCCCGGACCAGTATCATTTGAACGTCTGATTCTGTCTAATGTTTCGTTTGCTGCCCTGTTTTCGTCATTATTTATCTTGTCTTCTATGCTTTTTAAATACTCCAAAGCCTCTTGTGCCTTCTTGCGTTCTTCTGGACTCAAATTGTATTCTGAAGTATTTAATAGATTGACGCCATTTTTGCTCGCATTATTGTTATTAGAATATTCTCCGGTATTGTTATTAGTATACGAATTTTTATTATGATTAGGCATATAATTATATACCTTTGTGCCATCACTTGATTTATATCCGACTTCGTCAGTTAAATTATTAATATCAAAATACTGTTCCATTTCTTCGTCATAAAATGGCATAATATTATCCTGTCTATTTGTCAATATATTCCCGCTATTAGCATTTCTATTTTCGCCTCCACCATTTCCCAATGCTATATTGGGAGATGTGCCTGCGCCGTTAGTATTCGCAGAAATATTTCCATTACCAGAGCCATTAGTGTTAGCTGATTCGGCTTTGAAGTTTTCTTCTATATATGTTTTCATAGCAGAATCTCTTTCTTTTTTACAATCGCCTGAAATTGGTATATTATATGTTGGTGCTTGTATTGGCGAACAGCTATTGCCTTTTGAATTGTAATTTACAGATTCCTTATTTGAAGCAACAGAGTTATTTTCAATATTATATGGTTGAGAATTATTTGAAGATTGCGATGTTGTTTTTGCTGATTTTTTAGCAGGTTTTAAAGAATCAATATTATATGCTTCTTGAATTGTTGAATATTGCATCTTAATATTTATTATTTTATATTCTCTATTATACAAAAAGGAAAGAAAAAACAAAATATTTATATAATATAATTGTAAAGAAGTCATATGAAAGATTCAGAATATAATAACGAGGTATTATACAATAACATATTCAAAGGTCTCATTACAGGATTTTTAATAGCATATTTGGTAATACTTGGATTGCGTCCTGCCGCATTATATCCTGATAATATGCTTGATATTATAGATAATCCGTGGATATTTATCATATTATTTATCATTAACTTTTATATAATACAATGGGATTTAACAATCGGATTATTGCTATTTTTATCTATCATTGCGTTAATTTTAGATATTATAATATTTACAGAAGGTAAAATATTTTATAGTATTGAAGACAATAAAGAAAGCTTCAATGAAAAAGCAAGCGATACCAAGACATCTAATGCTACATCAGCTATGCCTGTCAACAGTACCAGCAGTACCAACAGTACCAGCAGTACCAACAGTACCAACAGTACCAACAGTACCAACAGTACCAGCAGTGCTAGTGGAAGAGCAATATCCTTGATATTTAATAGATATAAGGACATTAATGATATAATACTGAATAAAATTAAGGAATATACTGATAAAAATTATAATAAAAAAACATCTATCAATGTTTATATTCGTTAAATATAGATTCGCAATATATATATTCTTAATAAAAAATAGATTATAACATAAATAATGGAGCAAGTTGGAGGTATGGGTACATTAGAGCCTCTTTCTATATTATTTTTAATCATTGTTCAATTAGGTGGAAGATATCTCAAGATAGATTTGACGCCGGCACAACAGAAGCTAATAAATAACTCTATATTTCAAAGTATCATATTATTTTCAATTATATTAATGTCTACAAAAAGTTTGACTAATAGCATTATTATAATATTTGTGATATATGTTTTCATTCATATTCTATTCAACGAACATCATAAATATAATATATTATCCAAAAAATGGCTATATGATGAAAAAATAATAGAAGATGAGAAATATAACAAGATTAAAGAAATATATATAAAAAATATAAATGATATAGTAATATAATATTATTATGTTTTCATATAATAGTAATTTTTCTGTCAATAAACATATAGACAATGTGTTTAAGTCGATTTATGATGTTCCCGAAGATTATTCGCGTGTCTCTCCAAAGGATAATGACAAGAACATAGAGGAAGATGATGATGACGACGATAATGATAACGAAATTGATAATGATATTAATTCACAGGTTGCTGTTGATAGGAAAGATTCTACAAATATAAATGCCAATTTATATAAAATTATAGAATGGAATATTAATAATAATTGGGATATAATTAATGGAAGGCGAAGGAAAATAGAGAGTATTTATATATATGTTAATGATTTTCCGACTTATTTGAAAGATGTTGTTGTAGAAGATGATAATTATATTAGAATGCGTCGCAAACATACGATTATGAATGACGGAGATAAATATAAGGTAATTATAACAAAGAATAAGGTAACTAATCTTAAATTAGGTTATTTGTATATTATAAAGGCTTTATGTACTTTAAAAATTGTCAAAATACGCGAGAAGGTATCACTTACTTATATAAATGATAATCAAACGCGTATAGATATTGCTGTCAAAGTGAATATTCCTATTATAATCAATGACGATTTAGAAAAGTATCTTAAAATAGTTTTCGAAAGCGTACTTAATAATATTAAAAATAAGGTTATGTCATAAGTAATATCGTGATATTCTCATATATTATCCGCCTATTAATTCTTTTTTAATATATTGCAAATCCAATATTGAATTGTCAAAATCTTGATAAATAAGCTCGGTTCTTATTATATCATCCCAATCTTTTAATATAATCATAGGTAAATTATAGGTATCCTTAACAATTCTTATAAAATCGCTATCTAATACGATAGGTATTACTTTGAGATAAAAACATTCCCATAATCTATGAGTATCTACTCCATTACCATCAGGACATATAGCAAATTTGTACGAGGATAGAACTTTAATATATTCATCCCAATTAATTCTTTTACCAAATTCAATATATTTTGCTATTTTATTATAACATTCAATTCTTTTATTATGATTTGTTCCTATATCGAAATAGAAATAGATATCATTAGGCTTATTATTGCCCAATGTATCTCTATTATATTTATAAGATCCTATAACATCTTGAATTACTTTTAAGTTTCCATGAGACCATTGAGAGTTAGCAATACCTATTGGCAATAGCTTAATCTTATCATTTTTAAATGTTAGATTCTGCGAATACCATCTTATTATTTTTGGATTATCAAGTAATTCTTTAAATACACCACTATATATAATATTTTCATCACTATTATGTGATACTAAAATAAAAGGATTGGCAAAATATTGTATTTTACTATTTAATTCATGGAGACTACAAGATTTATAATAAATTATTCGCGGATTATCATAAGTACTATTAATAGCCATTATATTATATGATTTGGGATGATTTATTGTTATATTTGGGTTTGAATTTAAATCCCCAGCAGTTCCTATAAAAACATCACATAATAATTGGATTTTTTCACCTGTTATAAAATCCATTTATCTCTTATTTTATATATAGTAATATTCATATATATATATTCATTATCAGCCTCTCAATAGTCTCTCAATAGCCTCTCGATAGCCTCTCAATAGCCTCTCAATATTTATTAAAAATACTTAGATTAATCTAGAATAACAGAGCATTTTTTGAGACACTGGATTTTTAAATTTTTTTCATTTTTAAATTTGAGTACATCTCTTGATTTATTTTGTAATTT